CCGACATTCGTCGGACTCCCTGAATATTTGTGCTTTGTTTATAGACGCGCACGACCTTCATTACGTCGTTGGGTGGTAGCAGCTCGTAAGCGTGCGTGCTTTGCAGAATATCTGCCACGCTTTTGAGCTCGTCGTTGCCTAAATTTAATCTCGTGATAGCCCTCTTGCATAATAGTACTCTGCATGTACTCAATGTGCTTGGCCACTTCCATAGGTTCATCCTCAATGCGGTTCAACTTCAAATCGCGACATTGCAGGACTACCTCCAGGCTTGACGGTAACTTTGGGACACGGAACCAGCGTGCACCTGGTTCCCAATCATCAACAATCTTGTTGTCGATCCAATCGTATTGCTTGAAATGTGTGTTAAGGAAGAATCTAACTTCCAATGGAATTGCATGTTGAGGCTCTTGGCCAGGGTATAATCTATAGGATAGTGGTTCCATCGTGCGGAACATGTTCTCAAGCACTATCTGTTGTTCTGGCGTTATACCATAAGCCTTCTCAAAGGAGGCCCTGGCAGTATCACTCACTGGCATGTAGACGGCCCCGTCTATCACCTTGCGGTAGCCATACTTGTAGTAATAACTGCCCTCCTTAGGAATCCAGGGTCTCACTCCCGGAGTTCTCAATATCCAGCTGTAGAACTCCTGCAGAATAGGAACTCCTGGGCTCAAACTGCAACCACAGGCTCCCACAGCTCCCAGCCATGATCTGTAGATCTTTCGTGACATCACATCCTTTTCAGTCACCAAGTCACTGAAGACTCGTTTTGCTGGGTTGGGCACCATGATGTACTCCCCGGGGGCGTACTCCACTGGCTTAGCCTGGCAGAATTCAATCTGCTCCATTTCATAGTACGTTCCTTCGTACTCCATTTGTACCCCGAATAACAAAAAGAATTCGGGCAGCTCCTTCTTGATGCGTTTGATCGTGTGCTTATCAGCGATCAACACACAATCATCCCCATCATTCAGAAGCAAGAATTTTTCACCTAAGTGCTCTCGGAACAACCACATCATGCAACACATAACAGTCACGTTGCCAAGAGAAGTGTTCATGTCTCCCGACATGCGCACCCCCTCGGTTTGGAATGTGAAGCAACAGGGTCCATCTCGCACATGAATCGTGTTGATTTGCTGCAGTTTCAGTAGTAATTCAAGTCCATAGGCATGATCACGACAGGTTGGATTGCAAATACGCAAGTAAATGGCATGTTCCAAATGCTTCAACAACCACACATTGATGTGTTGATCAAACCTTTTAGCGTCGAACCCAATGGCTCGCGCCAAACCAAAATGGCGCCACATTTTACGAATCATAGTGGCGCGTTGGCGCATATCCATCTCCTTGGCTACGGTCTTGAACTCTCCGGTCGGGTCCCACATCCTATCTATTGCTCCATACATCCTATGTTCAATCGCCTTTACATAGAGAGCTAATAGCACGTGATACCTTGGATTTCGAGGACTAATGCCTCTTGGCACCCCCCCGGGCTTTAGATACTCAGCTTTGGTGAAAAATTCCACGGCTCCGTCCTTGGCCGCGTTAAATGGTTTATCGACAAGCGAATCGATTGCACTTTGGTAAATAGCACGCTTGCTACCCACATAAAGATCCAAAAGTTCTACAAAGGTAATTGGCTCACAAACGCCACCTGCCTCGAATTCCAAAGAAATTCGATCTACGGCAGGAGCAACAAGTTTGATGAACTCAACCTCTGCGTGGTTCTTCCTCAGTCCTTTGAGTTTCCTCCAAAAGTCCCAAGGCTTTGGGGTGGCAACTAAATTACCATCTGTGTCCTTCACCAACATGATTCTCTCAATAAAAGCATGCAATTTGGTCATCAAATCATTGTTGGGAATTCTAAAAAAGTTAGCAAACGCTACCGTGAAGAAAGCCCTCCGCTTTCTCACAACCTGCCTGGGAAGTTTGACGGCTATGCACGCCACGCTCCAAGTCATGGACAAGGCCTCGAAAATGTCCAATTCGGAGTGTGTGTTAACACCGTCCCACTTACCCAAGCACCATTATTGGCGTCCGCTTGTTAGCGCTGCAAACGCATCTCTCAATTCAACGTTGACCGGATGCTGCATAGCTTCCACCTGCTCGACTTCTTCCAGAGTTGGGATGCTATAAATGGCCACAGCCTGCGTAATGAGCTTGAACTTCATCACTGGGTCGTTGAAGAGATCCAATTTTCCTTCAAATCGCTTCTCCTTGCTCAACTCCTTCAGCAAGGCTCCACAACTCGAAATCAACATGGAACGTTTGGCTGAGTCAATGAATGCAGGAGGCGGGCTCCTAGTCTTCAACTCTAGCGCTAACAAATATGCGAACACGTAATTGCCTCGTATGTATGAAGTGTATGGTAAGTCTCGTAGGATGTCCATATCCGCTAACACCTCCAAGACCTCCAACTGCTTTTTCACACTTGAGGTTTCTATTCCATGCAATGGCCTACGTCCAAACCTGCTCGCTTGGACTTGGACATCTTG